AGATGCTTCTTCTATTTCTGCCCAATGCAAATTTAAAGATTTAAATTTTTCCGGATCTTCAAGCGCAGCAAAAAGTATTTCAGAACCATTTGAAAATTTTATAATTTTATCTATTTTATTATAAGAATAGTCTTTGTCTTGGACAAAACCTAAATTTTCAAGATGATCAAGATAAGAAACCAGCGTTGTCTTTCTGACAAGTTCATATTCTTTAGCTCCTACAAGTCCTCTGCAACCGGGATATTTTTTTGCGAGCAAAATTCCTAAAAGCGATCCGCACCAAGTCTTTCCACTCCCAAATCCGCCCTGATATATTGCTACATCAAGTGAATTTGAATGCGGAATTTCTATAAATTCCTTTTGCTTATCTAAAAGTTTGTATTTTACCAAATCAACCTCCATTAACAAAAGAGACGGGAATAACCCGCCTCTTTGTTCTTTCTAATCATTCCATGTACAAAATAATGTTTGGAACACAGCTACTGAATTTTTCATACAAAATCGTTTAAAACTACCTACATTTGAAGATTCCAACAAAGCATTAAATACATTCGTGGAAAAACTCCTGTTATTATTTACGAATTCATGATTCTCACATAAAACATCATGAATAAGCGCAGGTATTAAAAATCTATTGTCTGTATTCGGCCCAATTAAACGCCAAAAAAAGCGTGGAACAGAAGCCCCGTCATAACAATACCCTTTTGGTATAAAAAATGTGTAATCCTTATTTGTTTTGTAATCTTTTAATAAAACTTTTAATTCTTTTTTACAAATAAAAGGATATTTTTCAACTGACTGTTTTTCTTCTTTTGTCATAGAAGGAATAATATATCTTATACCAACAATCGGAACAGAGTCAAAAAATATTCCGACTTTTTTATTAGAATACCACTCAATCATACAACCTCCTTAAGCTATATATCCACTTGCTTGCCAATATGTTGCATAATTTGAACCGCTGTTTTGCCAATTAAAGCCTGATGTTGTCACGCTTGAAATACCTGCTTGATAACCGTATCCACTGCTCGCACCAAATTGGCACTGTGTTATAATACTATAATTTGTGTCTTGAAATTGTTTAACAAATATTACATTACCAGTAGTAGAACCGCTTGAAATAAATCCACCTTGTTCACACCATTTATCAGAATAAACTCTATACCAAGACGTACCGTTTACATAAGTTTCTACAACAGTTCTAATTCCTGCTGTATTTAAAGCAGTCGCAAAGTTACTTGTAGGAACTGTATTTGTTAAATCAACATCCGCTTTGCCGTTAAGGTCGGTAACGACCTCATCTATATCAACCTGAATATCAGTTTTGGTTGATGTTGCTATAACAATATAGTATAGAACCTTGATTGTTTGGGGTTGAACCGTTGATGAGTTCCCATAAATTGGATTTGAAAGAGAAGCATTAAAACCTAGTGCCTTTGATGATGTATCAGGTGTAGTACCTATATTATTACCCAATGTGGTGCTGATATTTTCGTTATAAAAAGCACCATCTACTAAAACTAAACTGCCTGAATCATCTGTTATTTTTGTTTTACCTGTAATATTCGGTAATCCTGCTTCAGTTAAATCACCAAGATTAGCAACACCACTTGCACCTTCTATAAAGCCAGTAACCTTTGGAAGTCTAACAGTATTATTAACAGAGTCGTAAACAAACTTACCGCATACACCATAACTTGAAACTGACGTTTGCCAATCTGCTTCTGTGCAAAAATAGTTAGCACTTGCATCATAAATTGAAGTTATATAATCAACAAATGCACTATAAGAACCTGAACCACTAATTAGAGAACCATCTAATAGATGTAGTCCTGCATCTGTAAGCGGGATGGTAGAGGCAATTATTTCTCCGATATTACGAGAAGAACCTCTGTCTATGGTTAAATCACCACTACCTAATATTGAATTTCCGTTAATTGTTTTTATATTCAAACTGCTTACAAGTACGTCCTGCTTATTATTTAATTCATATGATAATGCTGATGATGTTACATAATAAGAAAGATCAATATTTGCCGAATTGTTAGTTACAACAGAAGTACCGTTCACTTTTACATCAGTAATACCTCCTGAACCGTCATAAACATTAGCTGTAGTAGTACCGTTTTTATCAGTAATTGTTATTGTTGCCGTATTACCATTTTTTGTAATAATAGCACTAGGACTGTAACCATCTGCACCAACAGCCCCCTGCGCCCCAGCATTTCCGGTATCACCCTTATCCCCTTTGTCACCCTTATCCCCTTTGTCACCTTTGTCCCCTTTGTCTCCTTTGTCACCCTTATCACCCTTATCGCCTTTTTCCAATAAATGACTCGCTTTTACATTTTGAATATCATTAGATAGTAAAATCGAAACTTCATTATTTATGTTCATGCCAGTGACCTCGACAGAGTCAAGGCCACCTAATGAAAAAACATTTATATCGTCACTCATATAAAGTACCCTCCACTTTCTTAGGGAAAACAGTTATAGTATTTAAATCACCTAAGCTGCCATTTCCTAAAATCAACGTATCTTCCGTATTATCAACTGAAGAGCAGGCTTTAATACCGTAATAATATATTTCACTATTAGAATTTTTATCAACAGTTAATAAATCAGTGAAATCTCCGGTTAACCGAAATGTTACGCTGCTTTGCATATTAGAACTTACGTATATTTCATTCCCTACCGGTTCTCTTTTTTTATTTTGAACTGCAAAATAAACAGTATAATTTTTTTGTGTATCCAGTCCCTTAATCACAAGAGAACCGCTATCTCCTTGAATAAGTGTTATATTACCTCTTTCATCAACATAAAACGCCATTACTTCCTCCTTTTCTATGAACCGAAATCTAAAACTGTTCTATTTAAGCACTCAGCTACAAATTCTGGTGTTGCAGATATTTTATTCTGCAAAGTTTCCATATATTCTTCTGTCTCATCTTGATAAAAATCAGGCTGATTATAAGCAATTATTTTTACATCAACTCCCATTTCAAGCCCTGCTTTTATTTGCAGCAAAAGATCTGATAAAAAATCCTTTTTACTGCCATCTTTCATATTTACAGACCTTCTTATCCAACCCAATGAAGTTTCAAAAAATTCTTTTTCAAATTTTTGTCTTCTAAATTCAGCCATCTCATCTTCATAATGCTCATTAATAACAGGAACACCATCCTGCATTTTTTCATTTTTTTCTAATGCATATATGGCCTCATCTGTTTCTTCTATTATTAACCCCATCCTATGATTATATTCAGCTATAAAATCTGCTCTTTTAATCTCTGTATATTGTTCATTTTTTTCTAATTTATATGACATAATTTTTCCTCCTATATTCCACAAATATAATAATCAACCGAATAAACATACCCTCTGCCGTTTTTGAGATAAAAAGAAGTAGAGGTTCTTGTTCCTTCTTGTGCTTCAGCTTCAATATAAGCAGCTCTTCTTCCCAGGACCAACGTATAATTTGCATTACTCATTTCTTTCAGTAAAGTTGTAGTATTTTGTGTTGTAGCAATTCCGCCTTGTTCAATCCATACTCTTGTTGTTTTTTCAGCATCTGAAAAATATTCTCTGAACCAAGAAGTACCGTTTACATAAGTATCAATATATAAACCGTTTGAAGAAAGTTTTGAAGTTATTGAATCAATTGATGATTGCAAACTTTCAACAGAAGATGCCGTACTGCTGCTCAAGGATGTTATTGAGCTGTTTATACTTGCTATTGCTGAATTTATTGATGCACTTGATGCCGCACTATTTTGAACAACAGTAGAAATTCTGTTATCCAAATATTGAAAATTCCCATTCATAATACTTGACGAAGCTATTGCTCCGTATTCAATTTCAATTAAAGCCATTGAAACTCCTTTCATTTATTAAATCGTAAATTTTATCAACTTTTTTATTAATATCCGCTATTTGTTCTTTCATCCCGCTAAATTCAGAACGAGTAATATAACCGGCTGCAACTTCCGTTAAGATTTCTCTATGCACTTGTTCTAATTTTGCAGGAGTTGCAAACAAGTTATATTGCATCAGCACTGCAATGCTCAACAATATAAACGGAGCATTTTTATATAAAAATTCTTTGTCCATACAACCTCCCAAGCTATAGTGCTGCTAGAATTGCCGCCAATTGCGCTGCCTGAAGTAAATTTTCTCCTCCCTGTGCATAAGAACTGTTTCCTACGCTTGATGTACTGGTAGAATTACCCTGACTCGTTCTAAGAGATTGTCCCTGCATATCTGATATAACTTGATATCCCTGCATATAAGCTTTAAGAAGATTGTTAATAACGTTTGCCGAATTATTTTGAGAGTCTGCTATCAGAGAACTTATATAATCAGCTAAAGAATTTGTTGTTGTATCAGCAAGATTTTTATACAAATCTGTTGCCTGAGATGAACGTATCATATTTCTCTTAGATAACGGATTAATTACGTTATTCTCCAAACTTCTGCCGGCTTCTTTGTTCAAGCCGGATATAAAAGAATTCAATTTTGCTTGATTCGTAGATGAATTAATATTTGGATTAAGATATTCTTCTAAAAGATTATCAATATTCTTATTTACAAAATTATAAACAGAATTTAATGCCGTACCATCTTGAAATCCTGCAACAGTCCCACTATTATCCGTTCTTGCATAAGCGTACGGATTTGTTGTTGAAGTATTGCCATACACAGTCTGAGCAGATGTTGATTGCGATTTTTTTCCCATAATATATCCTTTCTTTTTAATTAAACTGATTTAACTTTAATTTTTCCAAACTCTATATTTTTAATACAGAAATCGTCTCCTGCTTCTTTCGTCAAAAAAGACATTTGAAGAGTTTTAAAATATGACGAAGGAAGTTTTTTCTGTGAATTAATATCCTTTATTGCAAAATATGTACTATCCCAATGACCAATATCAAAATACAAAACATTTTTTAAAGATTTGGCTTCTATATATCTTGTTTTAGAAGTATTTGAATCATAATTTTTTATATACTCAACATAAAAATTATTATTGTAATACATATCCAGCGTAACTTTAGGCGGATAAGACAATATTTTTACGGAATTTTCGACCCCGAAATTAAAAGGTGTACATTTATAAAAAGATTCTATAAATTGATTATCAAATGTGCTTGAAACATATTCTTCATAAATCTTTTTGCCGGCTGAATATAAAATTCCTTCAACAGTTGCAAAACAATTAATTTTTTGTGATTTTCTTTTTACCCAAGATTTCCTTAAATAATCATAAATCGCAACGGTTGAATAGTTTTCATCATCAGACGGAAGCAAAAACCAAACTTCATTCCTGTCAGATGTTACAACCGATAACGTTTTTATCGATTCTCTTTTACCGACAGGTATTCCAAATAATTCTTCCTGTATATCAATTGCTATATTTTCTCCCAGAGTTTTATCACCGTTTATCACCTGACGAAAACAAAAAACACCTTTTTTTGTATCATCATAAAAATAGAGCTCGGTTCCATGAAAAACAAGCGAATTATATCCTGCACAACCGCCGGGGGAATCGAATGTTTTTGAAAATTCTCCGTCTTCACTGACAGAAATCAGACAGGAAGAATTTTTATGAAATACAGCCAACGTTCCTAAATACGGATAAATAGCAGTAATATCTTTTACAAACTCTATATATCCTGCAGAAGTTGCTATATCAGAAGATGATGTTGAAAAATCATATATATTTTCTCTCATCGAAAACCACAAAATTTGACCTGAAAATATCCATAACCTGCCTGCAAAAACAGCAAGCCCAAGTCCCTTAACACCCCTTCCGTCTGCGTCAGTCAGAGAAAGCATCTCCACCTCATCAGGTTCGTTATTGGAATCTAAAGCCCCAATTTCTATTGTCAAAATTTCCTCTCCGTTAGAAAAAACCCATAAATCAGACCAGCCTTGCGCAACATCTGTTGCACAGGATTTACCGGTGACCGTCAATTCTGATACCTTTAAAGTCAATGTTCCCGAATCCGGCGAAAATAAATAAATTTTCCCTTCATTCTCACTTTCCGTATGCACAAAAAAGTATGTCACACCCTTTTGCACACTTTCAAATATGTTTACAACTTCTTCATCACTCGGAATAGATGAACAAACTGAAACATTTCCTTTCATCGTCCTAATACCAACTCCTGAGTTTACTTCAGTCTGAAACAATTCAACATTTTGCATATCAGAAGCTGTAATTACCGATGAGGAATAAACCGCATTAACACGGTTTATTCCCATAAATTTATTACATTCTAATTTTGTTTTTTGCATAGAATATTTCCTTTCATTAAGAATTTACAGATTTTTTAAATTAAACTTTACATTTCTTCATATTTGAATAAAAAAAGGCAATTTTTAAAAAGTTAAATACTTTATATATATGTAAGAGATATCCAAGGAGAGAAAACAAAATGCTATTTACATCTAATGTAGTTACAAATGAAGACCTTAAAGCAGTTAACAATATTTTTGATGAATTAGATAGCGTTAAAACTGTTACTCCTGAAGAAGCTCAAAGAGCAACTACAATCTCTAAATACTTTACATCAGTTGCTACATCTGCTTATGCAAAATCTG